TTTAGAACGGTCTCTACGTCCAGATCCATATCGGTGAAAAGGACGCGCCATTTCCACTTGCGCTCCCCCTCCGGCTTAATCGAAAGCGCGCGCGGCGTGATCGACTGTAGGCTTCCCTCGAAGAATAACGCTGGCCCGCTGATCTTATTCGTTTCCACCAAATCGTGATCGATCACCGTCTTGGCAATAATCTGAAACTGGATCGTTTCTTCAAATCCAAAGATCGTCGACTGCATTTGGGGCATCATCCGTTATTCCACCATTCTAAAAACATGTCTCTGAACATTCCGCAAAACACGGCAAAGGCCAATGGCGTGAGCGCCAGCAATGAGGCGACCCCTTCACGTATATCCCAGACGTTTAGCGCTGGCATTCCAGGCTTCCACCGCTTTCCATCAAAGTCGATTCCACGTCCTTCAAGCCACATATCAAAATACAGCATATGGTCCTTCACATTTCGGATGCTTTTTTTGATAGAAGGGCGTTTCATGGATTCACCACCGCGGAGGAGATCGATCGCCGCAATTGGCCTGTATCGATCAGAGGGCTAGAGCTTCCCTTCCGTTTAATCGTCGCGGCCGTATTCGCCGCCCATGATCCCCATCCCCGCGACGCAAACGCGCGGCCAATGATATTCTCGCACGCGATTCCCAGATCCGCCAGAACCTCGATCGATTTTCCTGCCGCCAGCTTCTTCATCGCGCCGGCCTTCACCACCATGCCGATGATGTCTTCGGCGTATTGAAAGATGGGCATCCGGAGAAAGGAGCGCTTCGGGATCTTGCCCGTTCCGAATTCGTGAATGAACCCCACGTCTGCATTGGACAATCCGCTTGACTTGGCGTACGACCGATTATTGAAACGAATCGCATCCGCCGTCCCATGCTTCACCGGTTTTGACATATCCGCCCGCGTGGTTTTATTCCCCATGATCCCCACGCGCACGACCATATCTGTACTAACCGCCCGCACGAATTTATCGAGCGACGTGAAGTCATGCTTGAGGATTTTGCTGTCCATTATTCGTTATCCATTTGAAAGACATCATTGGGCCCGCAGGCGACCATCGCATTGCCTACCACGCGCGGTCCGATCATCTGCAAATACCGCTGCCCGAAGTTGGTCCGAAAGAAAGGGAGCAGCGTCATACTGTTCTGAATCCACGTCGGCGGCACTTGATACGTCACGCTGACCTGTCCCACACTCTTCGTGACGATCACCGCTTCCGCATTATCCCGCACACCGCGCCCGCGCGGGACCGCAGAAAGGCCGCCCGCACCCTGAATATTCATCACCAGGAAGTGGGCGGCCGCATACAAATACATCGTGATTTGCTCGCCGAGCGTGTCCAGAAGCCCTTGGTTTACAAGGGGCAGCGCTTCCGCCAGCGCCCTATTGATATCATTCGCCGTGACGAAATCGCCGCCGCTTCCGTACACAAATTCCCGCGTGAAATAGGCTTGAAAATCACTGGCCTGTGGAGGATACGACGGCATCGGCCACCACCTTATTTCTGGCGGCCCCCGCTGGCAACCTGGGCTTTAACCGCCTGCGACTTCGTTTCCAGATCCGCTTTGTCCTTTTTCAACTGTTCGTTTTCCGCCCGCGCCGCCTCTAGCCGCTTCTTGAGGTCATCGATCTCGTTGCTCATGATCGGCGTTTCTTTCGCCACGTCTCGAATATCCGCGCTGATCGTCGCCAGCATCGTGTCCTCGGCCTCATCCAAGGCGCGAATCGTCGCGTCCGGAATGAATGAGAAATTCGCCGCCGACGTCGGCTGCTCCGGCCGCCGCCTTAAATAAAAGATCTTTTGTCCCGCGTTTCTGAACACCCGTAAACTTTTTACGTCTGCCATAAGGCCTCCTCTTTACGTTAATACGAACCGGCAGCCCCGTCCCTGGGGGGCGCGGGGCCACCGGCCCGCTAAATCAGGTGTGATCGAAATAGAGCATTTCGGCAGGCCGGAAGGCAATGACTCCGGTGAACTGCCCGTACCCAAGACCCTCAAACGTGACAGGCCCCACCGGTACCGGCGCCGCCAGTACGAAATCCATCGGCAGATCCATCCGCACCGACTTCGGATCTTTCCGATAAAGCACGTACCTCTGCGTTCCATTGGTCGTCCAATAGCCCGCGTTTACCGTCATCTTGGCATACAGCACGCCGTAGATGACGAAGTTCGGATTGCCCGTGATCTTCTTGAAGGCGTTTTCCAGCCCGTCAATGATCATGCTGCCGGCCAGAGGGAACGCCGGGTTAATGAACACCGCCAGACCGAGGTAGTCATCGATCGGGATTCCCAGATGATCAGGCATCACCGTATTATTGCTGTTCGCAAAATACGCCGCCATCACCGCGCCCACAAACGTCTGGAAGTCCGCCCCAGAGTTCGCGAACGTGCTGATGTTCTTCGTGATCACCGAGAGATTGATGTTCACATTAGGCTGAGACAAAAGCCCGGGGAAGTTCGTCTGATCCGAAAGTAACCCCAGGAAAGAGCACTTCTGAATTCCCAGATCCCACTCGGTTTTGAGCGCTTCCAGTTTCCCGCTCACCACGTCCCAGTTGTTGAGGGCCAGCGCCTTATTGACTTCAAAGACGCTGTAATCGTACGACTTCGCCCACAACGCCACGGTTTGGGTCACCGGCGCCGTCCCGACCTGAACCTTCGCAAACTTCTGTTGGTTCGATCCGGTGTTCACGATGCCCTGCTCGAAATTTCCGCCGATCTGATAGACGAGATTCGTCTTGATCGTTTCCATCCACGCCGCTTCCCCAGGAATAACAGGGACATAGGTGGCGAAAGGAATTTCGTAGAACTTCTGCTTGACCGTTTCGGCGCGGATCTGTGTCGTGGTCTGAATGGTGTACTGATAACCCAACGTGGACGAATCAATCGCGCCATTGGTCGGGTTATTGGACAACGTCATGCCGGGTGTCCACTGGACCGGGACGGAGTTTTTCAACTCCGACAGGATAAGTTGTTCTGGGGTCATCGTGATATCTCCTTTTCTATTTCGCTTAGTGTGCGCTCAAGATTCCCTGTTGAATCATACGGCCCATGCCGGACGCCGGGAAATAATCCAAGGCGACGCCACGGACTTGGTTCGACGTATTGGCTTGAACCAACAGTCCCGTCGCGTCACTTTCCAACTGGGCCTGAGGAACGATGGCCACGGCCGTCGCTTGCTGCCAAACGACCAAGCCGCCAAAGAAGGTAATTTCGATTTTATCGCCCGCATTGAAGCTCGAATCCTTGGCGATAAACGCGACCATTCCGATGGCAACGTCACCCTGTGCGGCCGCTACCACTTTCGGAAGCGGTCCCGTATTCGTGCTCAACAACTTCACGAACTGACCCGCTTTCAATGCGGTCGCCTGCGAGGTGTCCACGACCGCGGTGAAATATCCATTCTGCATCGTTTGGATATCGATCTCCCCTGGGACTGGAAGAATTTCCTGCTGGTTAATATTGAGGTTCTGGCCCATGATGGTCTCCTTTTCGAGTTAGATTATTTCTTGCCGGCTGCCGGAAGAATACCGTACCGTTTCTCGCCCTCGGCCATCCTATCGTTGATGGACTCGATCTTGGGCATTTCCACTTTACCGCCGGCGTTACGGCGCTCGTCAAGGTCGCGGCCGTTCTTCTCCGCTTCCTCTTTGGCCTTCCGTTCCTCGGCATTTTTCAGTTCCTGTGCCTCGCGCTTGTTCTTCTCTTCCGCCGCCATGGAATTTTTCTTCTCTTCTTCGTCCTTCTTTTTCTTTTCCTCTTCGGCGGCCGCGTTGCACATGGCACAATTCTTCATGGGGACAGAGGGATGTTTCGAGTTCTTATGTTCATCGTCCATCCGCTCTTTTTCCTTATCCTCCGCGTTCATCATCTTGACGGAGGCTTCGTTCTTGAGTTCGCGAAGCGTGACCTTTTTTCCGTTAATCTCAAAGGTCCGGTCGTCGCTCAGGGCGTTCAAATTTTCGCGCTCCTTGGTCTCGCGCTCCTCGCGCATCTTGACCAATTCGCCCAGCGTGGTTTTGGCGCCGTTCTCCAGCGTCAATTCCGTTTCCATCGGGACGTCGATTTTCTCTTCCGGTTTATCCTTACGAAATAAGCTGAGCAATCCCATACGGCCTCCTTGTGAGTTTAATATTTCGATCCTCGCGCCTTCGTACCGGGGCACCGGCACTACCGCGATATGCGTATACGTCCCGTTCTTTACTTCCTGCATGTACGGCACTTGGTTCAATGTGCCGGGTCCATCACCCCACTCGTCCACCGTATAGGCGCAGGAAATTGAGTAGCCGCGTTCAATATTCTTCCGCGTGGGTTCATCCCAAACGTACCCCTTGGCGTGATACCATCCATCCTTCGAATTGAATACCGCAGGCCCCACGATGATGCCCTGCGCTTTTCCTTTTCGGAAATCGTCCGGCGATACGCGCCTATGATCCCAATTCACGATGGGTTTGCCTTCCAAGGAATTGGCCATTCGGTCCAATGCTTCTTTGGTTACCAACACATCGCCGGAGGTGAGTTCGCCCGCCGCGTTTTTGAGATCGGAATATCGTACAAGCCCAGGCAGGATGACTTTCATGTCCACGGTGGAGGGCCATCCGTCCACCGCGCTATTTTCAATGAATTCTTGGGCGCGTTCGAGGGTGGCCGTCATATATCTACGCCGAGTTCCAATTCGCGCTGCACGATCCAGTTGATCGCATCTTTCGCGACGCGCAATTCAGGATACGGCCCCAGAAGGCGATTATTCCGCACGGCATAAAACGCCGCCGGATTCCCGTTGGGATCGTACGCTGATCCTCCGATCGTTAAGGGGGCCGTCACCATGGGTAGCGGTAATCCGCCTGATCCGGGCTGCGCTTTTACGGAGGGTACTGCAAGGTTGGAATAGATGGTCGTTCCTTGATGAACCGTTACCGCAGGACCAAGCGTGCTGACGGGTACTGGTTTCGCGATCACGGTCTTTCCGCTCATGTCCGTTCCATTTCTACAGTATTTAATAATGAAATGCAAGCCCTAAGCATACGCGGGGTCTACTTCAAGGAGCGGGATATCCAAACAACGGCAGTTGAAATCCTCGCCAGGATTGTTCTTCGCGCCGGTTGCTCTATCGGTGATTGGAGGCTGGTCGTAGGAAAATACGCGTCCATCCAGGTGCTTATGAGAGTCTCGAACTCTTTCGTCATGCGCTGTGCTCCATTTATATTTCCGCACTCCGGCTTGCTCGAAGCGCTGCTTTCTATATTTGGCCATGAATAATCCGGTCTCTTGACGCGCCAAAAACTTCGCTTTGTTCGCGGTCACGCCGTACCGATGGCGAATCTCTTCCGTTAATTTATCAAATCGATACCCTTCCATGGCATTGGCTTCCACCGTCTCCCGCAGAACCTTCACCGATTGCTGACTGAAATTTTGAATATACAGCTTCAGATTTTTATTGTAATCCGCCGCCAGCGCTTCCGTGGCCTGTGGACTTAATCGCGGTTGGACCTCCAATAATTTCGCGGACTTCTGCCAGCCTTTTTCGATCGATCGGATGGTGGATTCGGCATCGATATCAGGCAGGCCGCCGGCTTGCGCCAACTGCAATTCGACCTCATTCAGCCGGCGAATCATCTCTTCGTGTGCCGCTTTCGCTATGGATTGATAGAGGGCTGCTTCCGCCCTGACAAATTCCGGTACGGCCGCCACGGGCATTTTGTAGGTCTTGGTTCGCAGATCAAAGGTGGCGCCAATGGCTCTAAGGTCTTTGGAGATACCCACGCTAAAGTCTCCCGCAAAGACTCCATCCAGGTACTGCACGCGGCCGCTCCGTATCGCCACCAATAAGGAGGTGAGATTTCCGCCCGCGTTGTAGATTTCCTTAAGATGGGCCGCCTGGGGCGTGGTCTTTCGGATGATCTCCATGATCGGCGCAAAGACGATCTCATAGAAGATCGTTTTGATTTGCGATTCGACATCGAGCCAATACTGGTCACGCAGAGGTTGAGGGGGTAATAGTTTCAATGCGAATGAATGTGCTGCGGCGCATTAGCCTCGTTATAAATCAAGTGAAGAGCCTGAATGAGCATCCCGACCGTTGCTTCTTTATTTCCGACCACGTTTCCTACGATGCGAAAATCCTTCGTTTCGATATCCAGCGTGAGGATCAATGTCGCCAACGTCTTGGGTTCTTTCTCTTTGAGGTCTTCCATGATTATTTCTCCTTTTTACTCTTTGATTTGCTGCCCTTATCGTCCTCGCCTTCATCCACTTCCGGCGCGGATCCTACCGGTGCTTCCGGAAACTCTTCCACTTTGCCTTGAGCGGCGGACGTTTCCACGGTGATCAAATGCTCCGTATGGCACTCGTCGCCCCACTCCTGGCTGCTCACCAACGCCCGATCGTACCCCGCCGTTACGCGGTTAAATTTCTTTTCCTTGATATCCTCCTCGTCCTTAGCGCTCATCACGCGCAACGGCTTGAAGTGGATCGAATATTCTTCCAGCTTCTGTCCCCACTTGAACCGCATCACCAGATCCAACACTTGACGGATAGGTTTACGGATGCGCGCGCGGACGGTGGATTGTACCATGGAGTTGTAATTTTCCAGATCATCCTCTCCCGAACTAAACCCGCTCGCGCCCACGCCAAAGATCTTGCTGATGGGCATCTTGACGGCCGCCGCGATCGCCATGCGAATTTCCTTTTTCATTTCCGCTAGGCCCGCGAAGCTGATTTGCTTCTGCGAATATTCGTCCTCTTTATCCAACAGAAGCGAATTGTTCATATTCTTCGCCTGCTGAACCGTCGCGATGCGCTGCAAGATCTGCTGCTGGCCGCCGGTGCTCATCAACACTTCGCGCAACCCCGACACGCTGAATACGTCCACTTTGGCTTCCTTCAGCAAATCGTAGATGACATTGTTCATCCGCAAATACATATTGAAGTCTTCGACCATACGCTCCACTTCGCTCATGCCCCATCCCTGCAATTGCCACCGGACCATCCAAGGGGCTTCCTTGCCTTGAATCGCAATGACCCGCGACTTGTGCAGCCGCTTCCCGTAATAATTGTAAAACTCTTGGTTCGCCGCGCCCGTTTCCCATGGCGTATTCTGATCGACCACATCTTCCGGATTGGTCAATTTATGCGGACTTCCCAACTCCCACCGGCTCGCCGCATACAACTTCAAATAGCGGATCGGCGCATCGAGCTCCAAAGGCACATCGAATTTCCCGCCGTCATTCACAATGATCGCGCCGCCCCCGAACAAACGCGCCCACGTCACGGCCGCGCCCACCACGCCCCATACGTCCTCGTCCTCAAGGAAATTCATCAAATCATCGTGGTCGTATTCGTCCATCAAAGGCGATTTGATATCCACGCCCGCGCCCGTCTGATCGCCCGAACTTAACGCGTCCAAGACAGGTTGCTCGATCGCCGTCTGAATGATGCCATGGGTCTTGTAGAAATAATTCAGGAACGTGAAGTTGGTGCTGATCGATGCGGCAATATTGGCCTGAAATAAAGGATTGAAACTGGCGATATTATACTGGCTGCCGGCCGCCGCCATGATCGACTGCATCCCGTTTTCCAGATCCAATTTAAGAAGATCCGTATTCTTGTGCAGCGCCGCGTTCTGCAATTCCAGAAGCTTAAGCTCCTGCTTCGCCATGTGAGGCTTGAAGTTGATGACCGTTCCGCCCATTTAAGTCCTCAATCCATATACGCCAACGCTTCGATCTTCGGCATTTCCAAAGGTAGCAGCGTCGCGTCTCTCATATCGTCGTATCGCGGGTGATTCGTGCATAACTGATACCGCCAGTTCTCCACCAATTTTGGATCGATATTCTTGTTGTATTTGATCCGTCCCGTCTCAAAAAACCACGCACGACTTTCCAGATTCGCCAGTTTGTCTTTGACTTTATCGATCTCACGAACGGGCAAGTTGGTACGGCGTTTGACCTCTGCCACAAAATCTTTGAACCCTCCAATGCCCTCAATAAATGCGGTGGTAATCTTTCGATTGTCCGGTTGCCGGTCCTGTATAGCTTGCAACTCTTTAATCCGTTGGTCAAGGGTCCAATGCTCGTTCCATAACTGATCAAGGAAATAATGATAGCCGCGTCCGTCGGTGTAACGGTACACGTAGAAGAGCGCAATCGCGGTGAAGTCGTTTTCTTCCTTCTCGCCAATGGAAGGGTCAACACCCAGCACACAACCACCATATTCGAAAGTCCCAGCAGGAAAAAGATTGGCAGGATCATAGGGTTTTATCCACGCCTGCTTGATGATCGAGCTCGCATCGTCCCTCGGCTCGTTCTGCATTTCCCGCATGAAGATCGAGCTCGTCATCCCCTCCATGTCCTGCATCAGGGACTCGAAGCTGTTCTTCGCCGGCCACAACACCGTCTTGTTCTCCCAGTCCGTGATCGCCTTGAACGTTCGGGTCTTCCACTGTGATAACTTCTCCAGTCGATTCATCAAGTCTAACTCGTTTGAGGCGGTTCCCGTAATTTGGATGCTGGTCCGCTGGCCTTGCGCACGGGCAGGGTACAACGTAGACCAAAACCACTGGTTCTTTTTCTCGGTGCTCTCCGGGTTGTAGATGTCCTCCTCGTCGTACAGATCGTCCGGCATCAGATAGTCCGGCCGCTTGTTCCTCCAATTGATGCCACGGATACTTTGGCCCGCGCCAACTGCCGTAAAGCACACGCCGTTTGCCAAGACAAATTGTTCGTCGGTCCATCGCGTTCCTATGAGGTCGCCATACAATTGCCGTAGTTCATGGTTCTCCTCGAATTCGTACCGAATTGAGCGATTAACTGCATTTGCCTTGGCGTTTGTCGCTTGGACGTGAAGATAATGCGAGTAGTCTTTCGGTTCCTCGCAGGCCTGAAATATCGGAATGAGGAAACCCTTGATAGTGGTCTTTGAATGGTAGCGAGGGGCCTTGGTGGACGTGAGGGGATCATGCCGGATGTAAACAAGGTACTGATGAAGCGGGTAGCAAAACGGGAGGGGGAATTTTTCAGGGAATAGACACTTACCCCACGTGAGTACGTCTTTTTCCTTCGCGGCAATCCGCGCCCGCGCAATTCGGAATTGGGCGTTAAGGGCCAGGATCTCTTCGGGTGTGGCATTAAGGAGCCCCGTTACCATTTCCATTCGTTGCATGGGGCTCACTCTTTACCACCGTCGCTTCGATCGCCAACGTCTGTACGATCGCCGTCGCATCGATCAACTTATCCAATTGCTCCTTCGTGAACCGGCTCGTGTCCACGCCAGGGGCTTCCGGAATCAGAGGCTTTCCACCAGGGCCGCTTAAAGACCCTTGCCACTTCAAGGCATACTTTTCTCCCAAACGCCGCTCCGCCAACCACGCCGCCGCCTGCCACGACCCGCGCCGCGTGATGAGGCCATCATTGCTGTAGCGATTCACCGAGGCTTCACGGATAATCGTCAGCTGATCCTGCTCGAATTGCGTCCAGGCTCTTTCTAACGCGGCGCAAAAAGGTGCGTTTTTTTTCTTCCATCGCTGTAGGGTATGCCGATCGATATTATTGATGATCGCCGCTTCGTCCTGTCCTAATCCTCCACGGATCGCGTTGCAAATGGCTTCTTGAATGGCTTTATTGAATTTGGAGCGGCGGCCGCGGGAGAGCTTTTTGGCGTGGGCACTCTTTGAGGGTTTCATTACCCCAATGGTTTACTCTTTTTTCTTGGCTTTTGCAAGGGTTTGTTCCAACTGGTAACTGAGGCGGGACATTTCAGCGTCGCACTCTTGATGGATGCACGCATCCTTTTCGGCTAGAAGTATACCACTGGTTGAATGATACTGCATAACCGTCCGACACACGTCCCCGGGAACGCCTTTCCCGCGAATGACTTCGCTTTCGATCACGCGGATGACTTTGGGCATCGAGTTTTCTCCTTTCCGCTTCAATGGCCAAATCCAGACTTAGATCCAGCCGCGATGTCACAATATGGCTACGAAGCCGATCAAACCGCCACGGCTTTTTTTTTAGCTTCTTTCGTTTAGGGTCTCTGGCTTCCCGATTAAACAACTACTTTCCTTTCCGGTCCTCCATCCTCACATTGGCCGCCTTGACGCTATTCATCGCGTCCATGAACTCCGCGGCCGCGTCATGGGTCTTAAATGCTTTCTCGCTCCGCACCTCTACCGCGTGGGCACAGATCACGTCAGGCGCTTCTTTCCCTTCGCAGGGGATCTTGGCCATCTGGCTTCCGGTGGTCCAACTGACCACGAACACCGCTGACGTACGTATGATCGCTCCCAGGAACCGCCGGATCGATCGCGATGTAGTTTCTTTTGAGCTTTGCATGTTCCGCCTCCTGTTGTTTATTGAGGGCTTTCCATCCCCCGCAGTATAACCTGAGAAATTCTTCGGTGTTCATCTTCGGATGGCGCTTGGGGTGGCGGTGGCCGCACCATTGGCACTTCACGCGATCATGGCTGCTTAAGACCCACAACGTCACCAGACATCCCAGGGCGAACCCTAACACCGCATGGAACAATAACGCGTTATTCTCCATCCTCCGGCTTCTCCCTGTTCTTGCCGCTGAAGTCGCTGGCGAAGGGGCACGTAAAGAAATGGCTCACGTAGCACAAATCCGTCCGCACCACCGTAGAAGGCGTCCCCGGCGCCGTCCTATCGTAGACAATACAATAAATGTGCGGCCGCAAGTCCAGGGGAATCGTCTTGCCCTCATGCGTCTTGGCGAAGTGCAACGGCGCGCCGCACTTCACGCACACCCGATCAAATAACGGCCGCGCCGGCTCGCTCAGGCGCTTCCGCATCTTCTCGTTGTGCTCCTTGGTCTTTTCCGGATCCCCAAAATAATTCTTCACGCCGGCCAACCGATCGCGATGGGAGTGTTTATCGCTCAATGAAGAAACTCAGTATCAATTTCCCGATGAGAAACCCGGCTATGAAAAACAGCCACACGACGAACACAATCATTTCTACTTTGTGCGCCATGATGGCCCCACTTTCCACGATTGATTTCCATTATTCATCATTTCGGCCTCCTCAAATAATCCTCGCGCCGTGTATTAATGCAGCGTTTTAGTTCCCCGGCGCGAGGTGAAAGCGTGGCCCCTGGCCTGCGATCGTCAGGATCAATCCCTTTAACAGCGATAGAAGACAAGGAACCCGCAGGGGCCAAATTATTTTTCACTGACTTAATTGTGCGACGTGATCGTTCACGTGCTGCAGCCATTCGTCGGTCGTCATCACCGCCCACCGCCGCAGCCGCGGACACGTCCAACACACCCACAGATACCACGCGCCTTCAGGCATGAAACAACGGCGCGATGAACGTCATCGCCGCTCCTTTGTTGATTTGTTCGGGCGTGAATCGAAACACGCGCCATCCCAAAAGCGCCGCGATATTTCCTTTTTCCATATCCCGAAGAATGTGCATCGGATGCGTATGTCCTCCTCGCGTTCGGGCCCAGATGCCGCCTTCTTTTTCCACGGCAATCTTAGGACCCACCCACGCATAATCGAAACGGAACTTACGCCCGATCTCTTTCGCGAAAGGGTGTTCCTCTACAGGATCAGGAATTCCATACGCGTTCCACAGGCTCATAGACTGACGGCCATTTCCACCCGCCCCCGATCCAATTCCTTTTTGCGCTTGGTCATCAGTTTGTAAAAGAAGTCCTCTTTGACTTCATCGGGGAACCCATCCCCGGTATCGATCGTGTGCTTGTCGGTCACGTCATCGTATGTGAATTTCATCGTTTCCCCCTCTATGGTTCGTTCGGTACGTCGGCTTCCAGTCCAAACGCATAACACAACGCCCACATGGCCAATCCGCCCACAACGGACAGAACCCCGATCACCGCGAAAAACCCCTCGATCCATTTCATGACTGGCTCCTTTTGCTACGCATTTTTGTCGATCTCGTGCAGATGCATCGTCGTCGGATGCACGTTCACGTATTCCGCCTTCGGCGGCAGAATAATGGACATGTACGTTTCGTCCGGACAAAACCGATACCGCGCCTCTTTGATCTCGTCCCACGAAGGGATACGCCCCGGCAGCGGGGATCCGTTCGTCATTACCAAGAAACTGGACCGATGGCTGATACTCATGTGCCACCGCATCATTCCGCCCGGCCCCAAAGGTTCCTTCCCGACAAAGACGGTTAAGTGCCCATCCTCGACCGTCCGCTGAAAACACCGCGATGGGTAGCCCCCGATGATCACCGGGGTCTTTTCCATCCAACTCACGCCCCATGCTCCATGCGCTTAATAATGTAATGGCACATTTCGCACGTCATCGAAGGCTCCGGCATCGGCGCGTCCAGACATTCCGCCGCGTCATACGCCAACTTCGCCGCGCGATCCCGATTCGTCTGCACCTGCACCGTTTCATAATCAAACCGGATCACGCCCTTCTGCACTTCCACCGGCCACGTATAGGTGAAATAGGCAAACCCCGTCGTCTTGTGCTTTCCGAACAACAGAAGATCGTACACGTCGGCCTGGGACTGATAATATTTTTCCGTATACCCCGCCGCCGGCGCATCGCCTTTTGACTTGTAATCGTAGGGGGAGACCTTCCCCGCGCCATCGATCAGGAGCTCGTCCAATTCGCCCCACAGTTTAATCTCGCGGCCGCCTACCTGGATCACGGATTGGAACGTTTGCCATTTGCGATACGTGTTCACCATCTTTCGATCGGGATGCGGCTGATCCGGGATCCCTTCCAAATAATGAATGGGCATCCCCGCCGCTAATTCGCGCTCCGTCGCCTCTTTCATCACGCGATCCATTCCCTTGGGCAAGGAAGGAAAGATCCCGCGAGGTCTTTCGACCTTTTTTACCTTCGCGAGCCAGAAGCAGCGCGCACACTCCGAAAAATTCCCCAACGTACTTTGCGATAAACCGATCATGGGATGATCTCCTTTTTCTTTCCCTCTTTAGGGGCAAAATCCAATTGCCGCTCCTCTTCCGTAATCGTGTCCTTTGACACCAGCTCTCCGGTATCTTTCCGATGGCCCTTTTTGATGCCCTCTTTCCAGAGATAATCCCATTCGCATTCGATCATGCGAAATTCCTTTCCCGTGTTCAGTAGAAGCGTATTCCGTTGGATCGCGCTATCCAATAACGTCTGCTCGGATTTCTTCTGCGCTTTGAAGGCGGCCAGTTCCGCTTCGATCCGCGCTTGACCGTTCAACGCCTCCGCGAGCGCCTTCGCGCATCCCTTTAATTCCGCCTCGGTCAAAATGACTTCCAGATTCATTTTGAACGCGGGCTTTTCCTCTTTGGTTTTCTTCATTATTTTTTCCCCTCTTTCTTTTTGTACTCCGCAATGATCGCGGCTTTATTCTTTTCCCAAATCTTCAGGGCTTCCTCTTCGACTTCTTCTTCCGCCGCATTGGCCAACTCTTGCGCCCTCTCGGCTGCCGCCCTCTCCTTTTGGCAATGGGAATCCGTATAAGCGCGTATGAATTGCCATTTATACTCATCGTCCGGATCCCGCTGGTTCTCCGCCGACGCTTTCTCCCCTTCCTTCATTTTTCTAAGCACTACCAATTTCGCCGCCTTGACTTTTCCCCACGCGGAAGGCTTTAGAATTCCGAATCCCATATTCGGCGTTTTTCCGTCGGAATCCACTTCATCGAGTAATTTTTTTATATTCGGGTCTTTCGCTTCGACAACCCGATACCCTTTGATCGTTTGATCCTCTCCGTACGCGCTCGAGGCCGTCCCGATGAACCTCAGATGCGGCCACCGCTTTTCGCCCGCTCCCTGAAGATCTTTATAGAACTGTTTCAGCTTCGCCGCGAAACACGTATTGTTGGTGCAGAATCCCTCTTCCGCGTCATCGAAGAGCATGTCCTGGTTCGCGGTATTCGAGGGGCAGCCCTTACACGCGATCTTCCCCGCGAACTCCTTGTCCTTCACGAAAGGCGCCGCGCTCAGTTTCTTTTCGACACGCCGGCTGATTTCCGCCTTCAGGTCTTCGACGCTGGGGATTTCGCTTCTGAATCCCGGCGTAATAGCGAAAGCAACAATTGTGTCAATCTGAGCGCTTCCGACGCGTGCGAGCTGATGGCCGTGAGCAGCGCTGATAAGTCCTTTTTCGAGGGCGACCTGGGCTTTTTTCGGCAGTTTGAGCAATTCGAGCGACCGGTAGACATATTTCACGTCCTTTCCCACAATGTCCGCGATGGTTTGGTGGGTGTGCGCGTTTCCTTCCCGCAGCGTCTGGAACGCCCGCGCCTCCTCCATCGGGTTCAGATTTTTCCGCATGAGGTTTTCTGTGATTTGCGCGACCTTCGCGTCCTGATCGCTTAACGCCGAGAAAATGCAGGGGACTTTTTCCAGGCCCGCCATTTCGGCGGCCCGCCAACGTCGGTGGCCGGCCACGATCTCATTCCCTTCGCGCACGATCAGCGGCTGAAGGATCCCATGCGCTTTGATGCTTTCCGCCAACTCCTTGAGTTCGCCGTTCCCATTCGCCGCCCGATTCCATCGCGAGGCCACAAGATCCGAAGTCTTGATCATTTCAATCGTCTTTTGCATTTGGTTCTCCTTTACGCTTTGGTGAAAATAGTGAAGGGGGAGAGCCCCATTTAAGACCCTTGCTCTGAGCTATTCACTGGCGATTTTTGGCTTTCCCCAGGGCCAGAGACGGTAGGGACCGCGCTTGCTCGCTGCTCCCCCAAATCTTTCGCTTTTCCGTCGTACATCTTATACCGACAGACGCCGCACCGCCTGTACATCACATTGCCGATACGGATCCGCTCCGTGAAGTCATGCACCTGACCTTTAGGCCCATGACTCATTGCGGCTGCTTTCCTTGTCCGTCCGGACCCAGATCCTTGGGCGTCGTCCCTTGCGGATCCGAATAATACGTCGGCTCCTTCCCCTGATCATCGGCCCCGGTCGGCACCGTCGTCGTGTCGCCCACCACGGCATCATCATGCGCCGGGTAATCGCCGGAATCAATGACGTGAGACACCCGGTAATCGTGCGCATCGTTCCGCGCTTGTGCGTCATCGCGGGCGATCATCGCCAGTTCAGGCGTGTTACCAGGCCATGAAGCGACCGTCGTCGTTCCCAGCATGACGCTCCAATTGAGGTTCGCCGCATCAAACACCGCCACGTACACAAACAGCAATACGATTCCTTTTCTCATCTTTTTACCCTCCCATTTTGCATGCTTTATCTAAACCCACCGCGCCGATCGTCGCCGCTGCGGGGTTTAATCCCAGACGTTTTTCGTGCATCGCCAAACGGTTTTTGAAATTCGCGGATTCTAACAATATCGATCGTTCCTCCCAGAATCCCGATATAAGATACCCCGTCTTTGGTCCAAAGAACGGGCTGGCCTCCAGGTAACTGTCCCACAGCGCCATGACCTCGGTGGCTGTAAAATATCTTCGCAAAAGCTGCAACTGTTTGAAATCTCGCGCCATAAAAGGGTACTTTCTTCCTTTTTTTCGCATCCAGCTTTGATGAATCCATTCGACGGTCTCCTTCCAAAACTCAATGGGCTTTTTCTCTTTCATCGAATCACCAACGGCCGATGGTTACCGGCGATGAGCTCTTCTTTGATCGCCGCGATGTCAGGTCGTCTGAGGTATGTTCCGTAGAAGAATACGCGTGCCTGATGGCGCCCTTTGAGCACGTCGGGATGATGAACGTAATGGACCATTTTGTTTTTAATTTCAAAGGCCCAGAACTCCTCGGCGTACCCCAACAGACTATCGAACTGCTTCTTGTTCCCGGCCACCACGAATATATCCCCGATCATTTGATTCTATCGAAGCACGAGACATCATCGCCATTCTCCACGCAACTTATCCCATTCCCAATGTCTGTCTCGCGTGGCTCATCCAAGATTTGAAAAGCCATTTTACCGTCGCGTCGATCGTTACTCAAGACCGACCAGGCCCGCTGACATTTCGACTTCCACCACTGGCGATCATCGTAAATCAGGCTCAACTGATGGCGGAGCGCGTTAATTGTTTCTCCATAGTTCTGCGCCACCGCATCTGTGATTGGCGGAGGGGTTTCCGTCTTAAGGAAATTGTTGATCCCTGCGCAATACGACACTCCCATCCCAATCAAAGCCATAACGAGGATGAAAATGACGTTGCCCCACGATAGTATGGCCGACTTCGCCTCCATTATTCCGTCGGCTTTCCCCTGAACGTAGCTCGTATTTCTCATGCTCATGCAAACCCCGCATGATCCCTCGTGAAGATGATCGGGGCACTTGTGATCCCTCTTAGCCTCTTCGATGCCTGCTAACCGCGCCTCATTCAGGGCGACTTCCATAACGATCGGTGGAACTTTAGCTTTCTTTTTTGTCATGACCCCTCCCAGGATTAAACCCCATTGATTGGAACGTGAATGACCGGATTGATGTCGAAATTGCGCTCTTTTTTCGTGATATGGTTCCGCGAATGTTCCAGACCGTCCATCTGTACGATCCGGCTGCCCCACTTCTTTTGAAGCAATTCCAACTGCTCCCGCTCCTTCGCCACCTGTCGGTAGTCGGCACACCCACCGACGTTCTGCGCGCCCAACTTCGTATAGTGCCATTTGTTCAATCGCAGAAGGCCGCGGTTGACGTTGCATTGCTGAAGCGTCATGTCATAATCTTCTTTCAAAGGGAAGCGCTCGTCGTAAAGACACGTGTTCCCTTTCAGAAAACAAGCAAAGGATGAGCTGACGTACTGCACCGTTCCGAAGGGCGTATATTCCCGGTAGCACTGTTTGTCGTTGTTGATGTTGATTCCCCATAGGAAGAATCCCCACTCCTGACAAAGCAGAGTATATTTTTCCACGAATCGCAGGAGCTCGTCGCCTTCCAGATAGGTCCGCTCCGTCCCCTCAAAATACCCGACCTTATAAATGTCATCGTCCAGAAGAAGGCAGGCATCATCGAACACGCCGTTAAAACTCGCATTGAGAATCCAATTTTTTACGCCTGGCAAATTCCCGCGAAGATCATCTGGCAACCGAAGGATATGCGCTCCAGGGTTCGCTTTGACGTATTCGTCAAACTCAAATTCGTGCACCCATACTGAAGCCTCCGGAAAGATCCGAAGCGTCTTAATATCGTTGGCGCGCTTAAGCGATTGGATGTTGATCGATAATTTCATATTCAAATTCCTTATTCCATTTCATAAAGCAATCCCGCGCTTGGCGATGCGTCATCGTCACGATCCCCGTCCACTTAATTTTCAGCGCCTTCACGCGCTCCTGAATGACTTCTCCAGGCTGGGCCAGGTAAAACAACTTTAAGGGAGCGCCCACCAGGTTTCGCATGAATGCATCCCGATGAAGCAACGTTCCCTCGGCAACGACTAACGTGTCCTCTTTATATCCGTATACGCCGATGACATTGAGAACTTTTTCGTGGACGCGCTTCGCATCACGTCCCAACTGATCGACCCCGCAACATCGAATTTTCCTAAGGTAATCTCCAATAACAATTGTTTTCTTAATATGGTTATATGGCAGAGTGCAGGGGACATCTTCTAGGTGTTTAACGATTGAATAATTCCCCTCGATAAATTTCTTGTACACGTACGTCGTCTTTCCCGACAATGCCCCGCCGATGATGATATGGATCACTTCTCCGCCGCCTCGCGCCAATTTAAGCAATATTGACAGTGACAATCTTTGATGTGATAAGAGGCTCGCTTCTCCGCCGCTTCCAGCCGGGCGAGGAGAGGACGTAGCGTATAATTCCCAGGCATAAAACCATCACCTAGCCTATCCATGTTTTCTTTCAACCGCTTCAAATCGTCGTCGGTGAAAGTCATTTTCCCGTCACCTTCCGTAAGAACTCCGCGCCGCGCACCACGCGCCCGATCCCGATCTTGGAATAGCCAGGCTTTGAATCCATCGCCTTTACCTGTGGCAAAGGGTAAACCGTTTGAAGATGAAGCCAATCAATTTCGTTTTCGAAATACAGCACGATATAATTATGAGCCTCCATGACCTCTTCGGTGAATTGGACTTCGCCTTCCCGATGCCGCGGCCGCTTTTCGCTGGCCTCCAGCGTATCCATTCGTAAATTCCGATAGACGGCGGGAAGCGTTTTGCTGATTTCCTTCAGGATCGCGTCCAGATCCTCCGTAAATTCGCCTTCGATCTTAGGGTTATTCAACGTGACGTTCAGGACGCGCTCCTTCTTTTCATCCAGGTCAACGATCACCACCGGGGCTTCCGTCTCGCCCAAGGCTTTCAGAGCTTGGATCCGCTGATGCCCGCCCACCACCGTCTTTGTTCTTTTGTTGAATACGATGGGTTGCACCGTCCCAAACTCGCTTAAGGAGGCCTTTAACCCCTCTAGGGCTTTTCGGCTTATCCGGCGCGGATTGTACGCTGCCGGCGCCAGCCGACTTAACTTCATGGAGACGATTTTGTGTTTCAGCATTGAGGCTCCCTTTCTTATCCCACGCCGATTGCGCGAGACGCTGCGCCATCGAGGGTTTCTGGCCGCGCTTCTTTAACCCGTTCCGCCGCCGCCGATTATTATGGCGGCCGCTCATTCATGCGCCCTATCTAAATCCAATTTCGATTTGTTCAGTGCCTCGATGAGAGCATCGGCCTGTATCACGGCATAGATCGCAATTTGCGTGGCGTTCCAATCCATTTGATTAGGTGCTCCACAAAATCCCTGCATCGCAGCCTTGGCGAACTCCTCGCGCTTGCTCAATCCCCATTCGCAGATTCCTAGCTGATGATCTACCAACGGATGCGCTGTATCGTGTGGAATGCTGACCATCACGCCCCCCGCGATCGGGAATCGAACACCGTGATGCCGGGGATCCCATGCTGAGCTCCTAACCGTTTCACCAGGGCCCGGATGGCGGACTCATCCACGACTAAGAACCGTCGCGGTATCTTCGCTTCATCCGTGATCTCAAAATCCCACATGGGCGCCGTGCGACGCATCCCGGCCACCTTATTGACCTCCGGCGTCTTGGGAGGGGGCGCTACAACGCTTATGGGGGCCGCCTTGAGGTTTTCGACCGCTTCCCGGTCTCCTAACCGCTTGGCCTCCGCGATCTGCTGTTTACGGCGCTCCTCGGCCTCTTCCTGCGCTTTCTTTTGGAGCCTGTTTGCCTCCTCTAGGCGCTTTTTCTCAACGTCGTATTCGTACTTCCGAACCTTCCCGTTGATAATGCCCTTCGCCATCACGAAGGACGCAATAGCGCGCTCCCGCAGCGCTACGCCGCTTTTCCAGGCCCGATGCGCCAAGGTGACGGGTCCGGGGTTTTCCTGCGTCCCGTCAAACTCCTTCAAGATCCGCTTTAGCGTTTCATCGATATTGTTCACGAATGCGCCCGCTAATTCACGGTCATCATTGTTCGCGATCACCACGCCGTTGGCCTCCGTGACCAGGACGCTTCCGTGACGCTCGTGCTCTTCCGGGTCAGGCTGTTGGATGACGATTGATTCCATATAAGTTCCTTTCTCGCTCTTTAAGTTTTTCGATCAACGGCAAATTCGCCACCTTTTTATTGCACACCTCGTGCGACAAGACTAAATTATCCTCATGGTCGGGGCCGCCTTTCGCCCTTCCTACCAGGTGTTCCACGGTCATCTGCATTTGCGTACCAGGGGTTCCAGACATCACCATCCCGCAATAAAAGCAAAGACTGCCATCCCGCTGAAGCAACGCCAGTTGTTTCCTCTGCAAGGAATTCCGGGGTTTCTGCGTAAAGCCCATATTCATGGCGCGACCTTCCTGCCATGCCTCTAGGCACTCCTGCGCGAATCCGACACACCGAATCCCGCGCCGTCCTTCGTAAACAATGTTCACGCGCCCATGAGCCATGAACCGCGCCAACTCGTAGCTATTGGTCGTCGGCAGAATCTCGGCCCCGTTTGTGCGAAGCCATTCGATGAATTTTTCCTTTTTCATTTCCCGTATTGAACCCGCCACTTTTCCATTTTCTTTTCGCTGATCGCGTGGCTCAACGCATCGCGGAACGCCGGCTCGTCCTCTGGGTTGTCGTGTTCGAATAATTTATAATTCCCCGTTTTTTCCAGGCGCAATCCGTAGCGCCCATAGATCAGTTGTGTATTTTCAACTTGTTCGCGAAGGATTTTATAACCCGCCGTCTGAAGCCCCATCGACTTGCTCATGTGCTGCGAGGTTTTCCGATCGATCACCACGCGCCTACCGCTCATCCAGGCGATAAGGTCCGGCGTGCCGGCCAATCCCATTCGTTCCGCAACGATCTTTTGTTCGGTTTCGATGACTTTGATTTTGCACTCCTCGCGGAATTTGAGATAGGCTTCGACATAGCCACGGATGGCCGCATCGACCGATTGAAGATCTAAAACCCCTTCGTCAAAATACTGACAGGCCAAGTGAACCATCCGGCCCCGCCGCCGCGCATAGTCCATACGCTCCTCGCTGACCATGCTGAAGTCGTCCCCCATCCCCGCCAACCGTATCGCCTGCGTCACCGAGATATAATCCCGGCCGCGAAAGCGATACAGATGGGGCTCTTCATCGAATAGGATCTCGTCGCTCGGGAACATGGGTCAGCACGTTTCCTCATGCACCCATTGGTCGCGATCGTTCTTGTAAATCCACTGATCTTTTTTGATCGCCTTCCCGCAGACCGCGCACGTCGCGCCGCTGAACTTCGATTGCGTCCGTTTCCGGTCTTCCGGCAATTTCCGCTTTTTGGGTTCTTCGGTCGCCGCCGTATTCTCCATCGGCTTCTTATTCTGGCCAGTGGTCCGCTGCGGCTCGGCAATCGGTTCGGAGGCTTGAGGGGCCGTAAAAACATCTTCCAGTACGACTTGTCCTTCCTCAAGAGCGTTTAACAATCCGATCAGATGAGCCGCGACCATTTCTTCATTTTCCAGGTCGCGGTGACGATTGATATACCCGATAGTATCCTCGCGCCCGACTCCCATTTCCTCGAACCGCGAAATGCAGTTTTCGATCTGCTGCGAAATGGCCTTCACGTCATCCGCAGGATCCTGCTTTTCGCTCTCCTGGACCTTGCCGCCCCGCGCCGCGATCCGTTTCGCTTCCGCATAATATTCCGCCACGTAGCCCGCCGGCAGTCCGTTCAGGTCCGCATTGCGGATCGCCTTCGACACGCCCGCCATGATCTGCTTCTGTAGCATATCGTACCGCCATTGCTGGACCTTCCCGTCCTTGCCGCGATAGGTCTTCGAGACGCGCCACGGACGGATCGTGAGCTTCCCCGTTTCGATATCGAAGAAATACCCCGACACGTCCACGTAGTCGTCGGTCTCCTCGCCCATAAAGGCGCCTTCGATATTATTTCCCCAGCATCCGGTCAGCGCCGTCGCCGCCTTGATGCTCGGACCCTCTACGATTTCTTCCACCTGTTTCCCATTCACCCACTTTTTAAAGGGGATGGAGTAATAGGCTTTCGATGCGAATTGAGGCATCGCCCGCAACTGCTCGATCGCATCTTCCATGGCCTGGGACTGATCGCGTTTCTTTTGGGTGGCGAACGCCAACAACTGGGTGAGATTGAACGGCAGACGATCTAAAACATTGACAGAATCGCGGGACTCTAACTCTTTACCTTCCATATGGTCTCCTTGTTTATCTCGGCGGCCAACACAGAACGTTGGTCAACGCCTCGATTAGATCTTTACGGTACTGCTCGTCCTTTTGAATCGCCCGACCCAACCGCCCAAATAATCCGCTAAGCAGCGACGCGCGGTCGTTTTTCATGTTCTTCCTTCCAATCGTACCGTTTGCACTTCGGGCACGACTTGGGTTCCTTTTTTCTTGAGGCCCATTTGTGTCCGCAAAGCCGGCATTTGCAGGGTATTTCCATTTTTATTTTTCCTTTCACGGCGATCATCTTAATAATCATATATCCAATAGTCAAGAATTATCTTTTCGCACCCACGCCAGAGTTGCCCTCACGGCGATCCTGGCGCGCTCCATGTCATCCTCGTCCACCGGAGAGGTGAGCATCAATTGTGCGTACTCCAGCGCCGCCGCTGCGCTGACCCAGTCCGTCACGGCAATCATTCGTCCCCCTCAAACCCAAAAATGTGCTCTCCGATCCATTCCAGAATATTTCCCAACGTCCGTACCGCGCCGACTACGACGACAGCGAAAAGAAAGCAAAGCAACAATTCCATAGTGGTGTCTCCTTTTATGCGCCGATATCTTTTGCCAATTTTTCTGCCTCTGCCACCGCCACCATCGGGCGTCTCGCGGGCCGCGGCGCGAATGCGATCAGTAAAGCGCGCTGCCGGCAGAACAGCCGCCAATAGTTTTCCCGCAGTTTCCCATGACGCACGATATACCCGTTATACGCGATCACCGCCCGTCGCCTGTCCGGATGTTCCCGATATTTCCCGGCGAGAATCTTGAGGCATAGACGAGTGTTCAAAGACAATTCCGCCAGGTTCCGCCCCTTCCCATAATAGGGCATCACCTGAAACACGCCGCGCTCTCCGCTCGTCCCGATCGATCGCGGATTGAATCGCGTCTCGACCATGCCGATCGCCACGATGTCAGCGGCCGTAAACGGCCCTTTGGGGAAATAACGGGGAAGTTCCCTATTGATATTCGCCAAGACCACCGCTACGACGCGGCCGTCCGCCGCCGACCCTTCGTGCCGCAACGCCAGGGCGACCTGCCCCGGCGTCACGGCGAAGGCGGATCCCGACAACACCGCCAAGAGAAGGGCTGTTTTCATGACTGCGATGCGTCTCCGTACTTCGCGACAAACCGCTTAATCGCGTCGATATTCTCCACGATCAATTTGGCTTTTTTGACTCCAAACTGAAACGGGAATTTATCCTGGGGCGTCTGACGGATGATCATCATCGCTTTCCCTTGGTATTCGCCTTCCAGTATCTCGCTCATTATTTCCGTCCTTTCGCCACGATCGTGGCTGATTCTTTCGTCGCCTTCCGCGCCGTCTCTTCCTCGTCGTCATCGGCTTTACGCGCCTTGACCCTTTTGACCTTGGGGAATTTTAAGCCGCCTTCCTGCTTGTTATCGGCCAACCCCCTGATGATTTCCTTCCCCAGTTCGATATTTCCCTGGGTCCGCAGTCCGAAGAACGAGCGACCGGATCCGCTCACCGCTTTGCAACGGATCGCTTCGGCCACCGCTTTCAACGTCGCGTATTTCTTTCCCTTATAAGTGAGCGTCCCGTCCAGGTACATCACATCCTGAATGGCTCCGTCTATCTCACGGAACAACCGAATGCTCACCCCGTCCGCCGCCCGCGCCGCGCCTCTCGCGCTTCCTTTGAATCCTGCCGTCTTTGTCGTTTCCTTCTGTGCTTTCGCCATGTGAATGGCCTCCTTTGTGATCCGTTTCTCATCATACGGCCAGAGAAGTTGACTTGTAGAAACGATCGTTTTAGTGCCCGTCAAATCGTTTCGTAGTTCGACCGCCGTTCGCCCGTACGCCAACCCCATTGCCAGAACCGTCACCGGCCATCCCCTCTTGGTCAGATATCGCTGACCGATCACCGCCCGCGATGCGAAGATACTTTCCATTAGCCGTTTACCCGCTCCGCTTTGGCGATGGCTGTTTTCCAAATAATTCTATGTCCTTCTATTTTTGGCCATAACTCAAATTGATCTTTTCGGCAATGAAATACCTGCGCTCGTTTTCTCCTATTCCAATATGCCGTAAAACCAATTCTCCCAAGAGAGTCTTCTGTTTTAAAAATTTCACAAATAAAGGTCATAATCCCTCCGCTTTGGTGATGGCGTGCTTTATCGAATTAAGTCGTCTGAATTTTCCGAGCGAAACAACAAAATCACCGTATACCGCCGCGTGATTGTAAATAGAGTCAAGGTCAATTACCGCATCCCTTAAGGCGTTAAGTATTTCCTCATGACACTTCACGGCGCGGACGATGAAGGCGGCTTGATCCAACGTAATTCCTAGGTTATGCATTAACTCTCTTGCGTTCAGCGTCGGCGTTTGCGTAGGTCTTGAAAGCCCCTGATCGCTAGCCGTTGGCCACTCCGCCCCCGCTTCGTCAACGTGATTTTTTTTCATCGGCCCCCTCCGTTCGGTTCGCCTTCCCTTTTGAACGCCTCCAGCGCCACGTTCATGTGGACATCCTTTTCCTCTTCGTGAAGCGAAAAACAGATCGCGTCACAAAACCCGTATACCTGAAGTTGAGGCGGAAGTTTCCGCCGGCAACCCTCATACCGACAATGCGTCCAATTCATCATTGACCTCGATTCTGATCGGTTTCAGCCGGACCGCGTCTTCCTCTAATACTAAGACCTCATCCCAGAACGCCCATTGGATCGCATCCGGTCTGACTCCATCTAAAACATTGTTCATCTGAATACCCCCTATCGATTTGTTTTCCATACCTATGTTATACATCATCATAATAATAACACAAAGGAGAAAGATTTCCCAAAACGCTTGTTTTACAACGGTTTACCGACGGAGGTGTTTTTAGGTGGGTTTAACGACGCTATTCAGGACAGATTCCAACCGCATCAATTGCGCCTTGGTCCCTTCCCTTAAATCCGCGATCACATGGCGCGATCGCACGAGGGCGTACGCATCCGCGAATAGCATTCCCGTTCGCATATGGATCGCCACGTCCATATAGGTGGACCGGAATTTTCCTTCAAAACAATGCACCAAGAGGTTGTAACCGTTCTTTAAGAATCCGATCGACGCATCGGCCGCCGCAATCAGGCCCGCGTCCGGCAGCGTGGCGCGATCGTCATCGATCATCGCCCACGAGATCGCCGGGCCAAGACCGCACTCGCCTACCATGGAGATGACGCATTTGGGGGAGGGGACTTTATCAAACCAGTCGGCCAACTCCGAACCCTGCCACACCTGGCCCCAGCCAGGCTTCGCAGGTTTTAGGTCGATGAGGTCCACGGAATGATGAGATTCAATTTAGAGGTCTTGGGCACATCTGGCGCAGGCGCGACCGGAGGCGTCGCCGCGTTGCCCCACTTCGCCGTGGCGCCCAGCCAGGTGATATCGAAAAACTTCCCACGGTTTTGGGCGGAGGCGTCATAATCAAACGATTCGCCGATCGTCAACGCGCCAAGCAATCCATTCAGGAACGGATCCGAGTTGACGACTTTGTTCACCGCCGGCACTTTGTCGCTGACTAACTTCCCGACCTTGAAGATTGCATTGATATCGATCAGCGGCGTTCCCAAGGAGGGGCCTGGCCCGATCGGAATATCGAATCCAGGGCCGGGGCTGAGATACCACGTCGATTCAAGATCCGTGAACCCTCCGGTATATTCTTGCTGCCGAATGAAGCTCCACCCCGTTTTCCCGGTAAAGTTGTTCAAGCAATCCACGTTATTGCAAACCGTTTGCAACGCGCTCGTCACATCCGCGTGGGCTTGTGGTGCGCCCGCCAATAAGATTGCCGCCAACACGCCATAGATCCATAACGATAGAAGTTTCATATTCGCCCCATGAGCAGAAGAATGATCAGGATAAGCACTACAACGCCAAGGCCGCCGGACGGATAGATGCCCCACCCTTGAGAATAGGGCCAGGTCGGCAGCGCACCAATTAACAGAAGAACCACAACCAGGATCAATAAGAAGTGAACGTTCATTAAATCTCCTTTTAGGCTCCCGTCGGCGGCGGGGTTGAAAGGCCGCCGGAGGGTACATGAGCTCCGGACTGAGGAGTTCCGTTGATTGCCGCGACCGTATGGTGCTGAATCAGAGCAAACACCGCCGTGATAAGCGGCGGCACGAGAACGAACAGCGCGGCGGATAGGATCTTCAGGTCTTCGCTCAGGATCTGATTCGTAGAGTCGTAGGTCACTCCATATTTTGTAAGGATTCCCGCGTGGGCTGCGAAGAAAACCCCCGCCGACGTGAGGGCCGCCCGCGTGAAGGAAGGCCCAAGTTTCTTCACGAACACCTCAATGAACCACGTTTTAAAGTCCGACATGCGCCCTCCTTAGAGCCATAGAATCACGTTGGCTATTGCGATCCCGACCATGTAAAACGCCCAGTCCTCCCAATTCGATCCCCGCGTAATGGCATCTTCCATGTCCTGATCCCATACAAATTCCTTGACGGTAGCATAGATAAGGCCAATGAAAGAACCAGCGACTTGCGGATGACCCGTAAGAAAGCCGGGATGATGCAGCAGCAACGCCGTTGGGAGCACGACAAATAATGCCCCCAACGCGGCGTGCAGTCCTTGGACTTCCGATGCCGACGATGGATTGAAGTTCACGCGGGTTTAGGTTCTTTGGGGCCCATGATTATTTCCCCTTTCTCTCCTTGCGGAGTTCTTTTAGCCATTCGATATTACACTCGCTGACCGCGATCGCGATATGATCGCGCTCGGATTGGTCACGAAGATAATTCCGCCTGACTTCTGAGGAAGCATCAAACTCATCTTGTTTCTTGATGACGGCCTTAACCTGGAAATAAAGCCCGATGCCGGCCCACAAAAGGCCTATCAGCGTACCGCCTATGATCCAATAGCGGACGAGGCCGTCTGCGAATCTTTCAACGCCGCTATCGTGCTTACGCCTATGATGCCGTAATGACCAGCGTCGCGGTGCCTGCTCCGTTTGCATTCGAGGCCGAGATCGTGACATTCGAAACCCCCGCTACCGTCGGTGTTCCTGAAATGATTCCGGTCGTCGGATCAACGGACAAACCGGCCGGGAGTCCGGCGGCGCTGAACGAAGTAGGGGAACCCGAACCCGCGATCTGGTACGACACCGCGGGGCCTGCGAGAGGGGCCGACAGGGTCAAAGGGCTTGAGATCACCGGCGCCGGCGCCTTCGTTGTGGCATCGGCCGCCTGCAGGATACCGAGCGCAGTCGCCAAGCTGGCCGCGTGAGACTGGACCGCGGCGATTTGGGTGCTCAGGTCTGTGGCGGAACCACCACCCTGCGAAGCCTTCAAAAGGGCTGCGAGATCCGTCTGCAACGCGATCGCGACGGCGGCGATTCCCTGAACGTCCACATCCTCTTCCTGAATTGCTGAATTGAGGTCATCTAGTTGGCTCATGATTTTGTTCTCCTTGTTTATGATGGTATTGAGTAATGTGCCCAATACTTCCCAGCATTTGCTGAAAGCGTTCATGGTGTCCGGATCGAAGGCGACGGTTACTTTAATATTTAAACAGGGCCCGTGGTCGTTATCCATAAGTCTCCTTAGAATCCTACCACCGGAACTGTTGAACTCGATTCCAGAAATAGTTGATTGAGCATGGTCCCCAGCGTGTCGCAGCACGTCGCCTTATCGAACGTCTTGGAGCTCGTCTGAATTAAAGCAAAGTTTGTGGCGGATCCGCAAAGATTGCTCATGGCCCCTACGAAACCTTCTTCGCTATTCGTCTGGTAAGACTCACCGGCCGCCCATCCGTAAAAATAGGTATAGCTGTCCACCGTCGCAACATAATTTTGCATCTGGGCATAAGAGGCGGGCGCATTAAAATTGGGATTCACCCCGAACAGCGTCATGTGGTAGGTGTTGGAAGCGAGGGGATTCTTGAATAGCCCTATTGACCATTGGTTCGTTGTTCCCTGGACGAAAGAGGCCAGCGTTCCTGTCGGCGCGGCCGTTGAAGCATCGACAACGATTTCGCCATTTTCGGCATGGGCTACGCCTCCAAAAAGACATGCGACAACGAGAGAAAGTTTTAAAACTCGGAACATGAAAGAAGCCTGATTCGAGTCTATCACTTCATTTTTCATTCTGCAATAGGGGATTTTCCTATGACCCGAAATCGTCCACGTACTTTATTTTTATCGAGGGCTGATCGGTGATGGCTTGACAGAAGGCAATCCAGGTGTCCTTCGATTGCGTGATCATGTTCTCCTGTAGTTCCGCTTCCTTCCCAACCGCCGTGCAGCCCTTCAATTCGATATGCGCCGCGTTCACCGGGTCGATGACATAATTCGCCCAGTGGATCTCGATCGCCGTGCGGCCCGGGACGATCACATGAGGCATGATCTGTTGAAAATCGTTCGACCACATAAAAAGAACGTCGTACACGATTCCCGCAGGGATGAGGGTGGAAGCGTTTTCCAGCGTGACGCACTTGAACGGATCCGTATCGATCGCCATGTTTCCGAAGGCATCGAGATTCTTCTTATTCGTTCGCGTCACCGTGATCAGCATTATTTTTCCAAGATACCCTTTTGGACCTCTTTGTTCGCGGAAGCCATCATCAAAAGCATATCCTCTAATTTCTTCACGCGATCCAGGGCCAATGTAAGATCGGCTTTCACAGAAGTGAGGTTGCTGTTGACCAGGATATGAATTTCATCGGCCTTGTTCGAATTTCGGATCCCGACGATCAGAGTTCCGATGGCCAGAATCGTCGGAGCCGTGGCGACGGTTAAAGCGATCTGGACGGGTTCCGTCATATTAATTTCCTTGGTCGCCCCCGTTAATTAACAGATCGATGGCAGGATAATTTCGATTTCTCACCCCTCCCGTCAGTGTAGGCGTGAATTGGCTCAGGTCTTGTGTCGTGTTCGTTCCGGCTTCTCCGCACAACATCGTCACATCGTTCACGGAATTGCTGCCCGACAATTGGACCGTACTGTTATTCAGTTCGACGAGAAGCTGATACCACCCGGGCGCCAATTGGTAAACCGTCGCCAGAAGATAATTGCTAGGGTTTCCCGTCAACGTCACCGTGCTCACGCCCGTTAGCCAATGCCCCTTCATGTCGTTGATTGAGAAAGACCCCGTTCCCGTATTGGAAGGTCGATCCGCTCTGAACCCCAGAAGGGCAACCGGTGTCGGAAGATAGATCGGGCAATGATAAACGACGCTCGATGCGGATGCGGTGTACGTTCCCACATCGTCTTGCGTCGTCCAAGCCGTGAAAGGTGTTGCCACGCAATTCCCATTCGCGCAACCCCACCCCGACGATCCTAACGATCGGATCGAAAGCATTTGATGTTTGGCGTTCAGATACCAAGTGCCGGTATCGATGATGACATCACTCCCGGCCGCCTGAACATGAATCGAACAACTGTCCGGACCCACGTCATAGATGTCGGTGCTGTACCCAGAAGATGCCGACGCGCTTGGCAAGGTCACCGTGATGAAACTATTGGTCGTTCCAAATGACGAGCAGCTGGCTAGGATGATCGACATCGTGGACGTGATCGTCATGGTTGTCGTGATGACGCTTGGGATTGCGATATTAATGGCCGACGAAATGAACACGCCGCCCGAAATGGTCGTTGTGCCGCTCAGATTCGTAAAGGAATTAAATGACTGGCCCGCCGTCCATGTGTTCGATGATGTGAGGGAAGCCCCGCTGCCGCCTTGGGTGGCCGCATTGATCGTGACGTTTGGCCACGTTCCCGTCACGCTTGTGATATTCGTTCCCGCCGTTATCGAAGGGCTCGCCGTTCCGGTTCCGCCGCTCGCCACCGGAAGAGCGTTGGTTAACACCTCCGAATTGGCCGTCAGCGCTCCAGTGACGTTCTCGCTCGAAACGGTGACGCTCCCCGCTATCACTCCAAAGGTAACCCCAAGGCCGCCGGCCGCCGATACCGTTTCGCTTCCCGCATGAATCGCCCACCCGGTCACCAATAAATTCCCGCTCACTGTTTCACTGGACGCGGACAGCGTTTTGATATTGGCCTGATTCGCCGCGGCCGTCACGGCGATCGCCGTCGCGCCCGACCCGGTCGCGTCCCCGCTCAACGTGATCGTTTGATTCGCCGTCAGATAGCTCCCCTTCGGCTGATATGTCGCCGTCGCACTGGACAATTGCAAATAGGTAGCCGTCGCGCTTGACTGCGTCAGGTAGGTGCTCGCCGCCACGGTCTGATTCAAATAGGTCAGCGTGGCGGACGAGTCTTGGAGGTAGGTGGCCGTAGCGGAACTGTTGGTGAGATAAGTGGAAGCGAGCCCGTTGATTTGCGTCTGAATCGAAGAGGTGGACACGCTTAACACGCCCGTAGACGTGGCGACGGAATTGATCTGCGTCTGCAAAGTGCCTGTAGAGGCGGCTAAGGAATTCAGTTGGGTCTGCAGGGTTGTGGTTGACGCGCTCAGCGTGGCTGTGGTTGCATTTAAAGTGTTGGTGGATGCCCCGATCGCGTTCAAGGCATTTTGGAGGTCCGTTTGGGTCGACAACGTGCCCGTAATCGATCCCCACGTCCCGCCGCCCGCGCTCGCCGCGCCCCATCCCATCGTGATGGCGTTACCGACGACGGTGCTGACAATCGGTATTTGATTGGCAGACGGAAGAGAGGTGGACAACGTGACCGAAATGGTCGAGACCATGGGTCCAGGCAGGATTTGAATGTAATCGGTGGATCCCGGCGGATAGAGTGTAACCGCCGTTTCGGCGCGCGAAGTGGCCACAATTGTAGCCACCAGAAACGCGCTACAAATCGCGCTTTTTAAGCCGCGCCCAAAACGCCTGATGTCGAGATTGTGCAGATCCATGACCGCCCGTTGCTGTCGTTTAGAATGAAAGATCCCAAAGCAGATGCCGTCTGCGCCGTCGTTGCCCAAGACAAAACCCCTACGGTGGACATCGTGGCTTTCCAGTAAATCCCGTTGCTGTCCACCATGACCAAATTCTGGAATAACAAGAAATTGGCAGGACCGGAGGGTTGCAACACCGGCGCGCTCAGGCCGCTTGGCGAAACGCTCTGCGCCCATCGGACTCCGTTGGTATCAAAGAAGATGACCGCCGACGCTTGATAGATCGGCGCGGGGCTCGGATTGCCCGTCACGTTCGCCATGACGTAAAAATCATCCTGGTAACTCGGCGGCAATTGCACGCCCCCCACCACCGCGTTCCCCTGAAAATGATAAAGCCCGATCTGCGAAAGATCGATCTGCGTTCCATTGTTCACGGTGGTATAGACGATCATTCCATCCGATCCATCGGTCGCCAATACCGCAGGCACCGTTAAAGTCGTCACGCCGTCCGGATAGAGAATCGAGATTGAAAGCCCACTGGCCGTCTGCAATTGAATCGGATCGCCCGTCGGATTGCTTGGCGATATCGTATTGAAGTCGATTAACTGCGCGACGATTTGGAAGATCGCGCCCTGTTGCGTTCTGGCGCCGCTTTGTGGAACGTCCGTTATATTCATGCGTCTATCACCTGAAAGATGCGCGATTTCAACACGTTTAGCACGAAATTGATCTTGAGGTAGAAAGGTGTTGTAAGAACCCAGACCAAGGCCTGGCTCCCATGTCCCGCGTGCTGCGTGAGTTGTCCGGGGAATCCGCGCATTAGAATATGATGAAGGTATCGCCCACCGAAGGCGCTACCGCCGCCGGCAGATTCCCATACGCGATGAACGTCAGCCTCCCACCCGAAACCGCGAACCCCGTCACTAAGACGGCTAGGCCTGCGTTCACGCCGCTTGTGAATAAAAGTGTGCGCCCGCTGTACATATTGGCGAAGGCGTTCGCAGGGGCCAAGTTCGTCGTCATCTGCACACCGCTCAAGGTTCCGGCGGCCGCCGCGCCGATCACGAACGTGTTGGACGAGGTTGCCAAATCAACGGCTGCCTGCACCGATCCATTAATCGCCCCCACATTGAGCCCCGAATTGATTTCAATGATCGCGGATCCGTTCCACCCAAGCCGAAGAATGTCCAAGGGCGTATCCGCGCCCAGCGAGGGCGTTGGCGGATTCGACAGGAGATAAGGGGTCACCCAGTAATTCCCGGCCGGAAGGCCTCCGGGGATCGTCAAGATATAGCGGCCGGAACCAGCCTGCTCCGGCATGGAGACATTGTAACTGGCCCAATCCGACGAGTTGTAGACTTCCATGCTCGACCCGTTCCAAATTTGTGCCGTCTGCATATCCTGAATAACCGCCTTGACGGTCTGGCCTGTCGCTGCGATCGCAATCTGTGATCCGCTCATACCTGGCTCCTTTTCATTGGACCCTTCCCGACTTATAGACAAATCCGCATCCGTTGATCTGCGCGACCGGCGACGGCGGCGGAGGCGCGGGCGGGTAAGTCAATTGATGGATCGCTTGCCCCATAGCGAACCGCGCCGCTTCTATCTTGGTCGGATCATTGCTAAAAGTATAACCGTTGGTCATCCATGTCGCAATCTGGGCCTGCACGAATGCGCCCTGTCCTTGTTGGGTCAAATAGTTCTCGTACTCCCAGTCCTGTTCACCGGCTAAATATTCCTTTAGCCGAATACTTGGAATCCAAATGGGGATTCCCAGCGAGGTTGTCACGATCGTTGTCGTCGAAGGGTACATCAGTTGGCCGTCACCGTTACACCCAAAGGCATAGACCGAATGCCATGGGTCGATCGTCGTCGGGCAGGCCTGCGTGTCGCAATAATCGATCGCGAAATAAAGTTGGAAATTGATGTTATTCAGAAAGCACCACGTTTCGAAGGCGCGATTGGCGACCGGGGTTCCGTCAATATGACGATTGGGGTACGCGGGCGTATTCGCCGGACCCACTGTGCCGTTTCCGCACGTTCCCGCCGATTCGCAATCCTGATAACTTCCCACTTCGCGCACCGTTCCGGAGGACGTCGCCAAATAGGCATTATAAGACGCTCGGTGGTTTCCGCTTCCGGTGGTGTCGATGTTCTCGATAATAGGCACGATCCAATCGATGACTCCCTGCACGCCGTTGGATATCGCCGTCGCGAGATCCACGGTGACGAGGTTCGGAACGATCGGGGTTGAGAATCCGCGCGTGGCCGTTCCGCTCGAAAGCAATTGCGCGAAGGTGCAGCCCGAAGGTGGTTCGTCGCAGGCGTAATTGAATAGCAACGGATTCCAATTTTGTGAGACGAAGTACCCCATCCAGTTCGCCCACTCGGCGGCTGTGAAACTGAGGTTTTCTAATTGAACCTTGGTCAACGACGCACCGGTTAGGATGCTCGTAATCTGGGCGGGCGTCCCATTGATCAGCGGACCGATCCTCGTGTCATACGTCGCAAAACTTCCCGTCTGCGGATAGATGTTTGAGGGGTACTGCGTCGTATAGCGATTGTCGAGCAGCTGCACCGCGCCATCGATCCAATTTGACGTGTTCGCGCCATCCGCGCCGCCGCCCGAATTAGGATAGGCTCCGCATCCCGCCGTGCCGCCATAGGCCACGTTACAGAACCCGTTATAATCCATGGCCCCGCCGATCATAGGGAGACCCGCCTTAGAGGGCATCTGCCACGCCCAGACTCCCATCCGGATCGGGATCGTCGATACCACAACCGACCCGCTCGACACGTAGGCGTTCCCGGCGTACCACCCCGATGGAGCCTTCGACGCGACGGGGATATGAACCTGTACCCAAATGCTCTGCGTGTTATTGGCCGTCACGGCCACCGGGAAAGCGTTTGTGGTTTGACCATAATACGGATCGGCCGCAGGGATGATTTGATCGGGGAGCCAGCCGCGGAATCCGCCCATGTAGGTTACGGTGCTCAGCGCCGTTGGCGTCGTGATATGCATGTAAAACTCGCGCCCGATACTGATATCTGTTGACGAAGAAAAAATGATGCTTCCGGTCTGCGCGTTCACCAGATTGCTCAGGGTAACCGTGAGACTCGCAATATTGACCGAAGGTGTGCAATGAATTTGAAAGCCGC